GCGGTCCACTTAGGATCACATTCCCTGTTTCAAATTTCAGATAATCCCTCAGCATCCGTTTCATGAAGTTCAGAGCTTGTTCATTAGTTGAATTGTCTGCTGTATAATTCTCTAATGTTTTATCACTCAACTCTTGAGAATAGATGCTCTCTCTTTCAAAAACTTTGTAAGTGTGAGACAGAAGAGCTTTAATTTTCGCTTCCTGCCTCAAGAGAGATTCCATCTTCAGGATTTCTTCTTTTTCACATTCTGGACAAATCTCAAGGATCTGTTCTGATCCACTGATCTTCACTTTTGCATGTTGGATTTGACAGCCATGCTTTTCACAAGATGTAATTTCTTCATTCATTAGAATCCCAACCTTTCATCTTGTTTCTGAACATTTGGCTGTTTAGGCATTTGCTGATTGCGGTATTTTTCAAACTTACTAGCGTTGAAGAGTGTATCTGGTGTTAAGTATTTAGACATCTTTGTGTTATTCTTCCACTCATTTGTCTTTACATCAATCACATATTTGAAGTCTTCAATTGTGTAGTTCTCACTCAATCTTCCATTGATTAGTCTTTGAGTTGACTTGCTAGTTGGTTTGAAATGTGAACCAGTTTTCTCATTCAGATATTTGATAATTTCTTCATAGACATCTGATTGGGGCTTTTGCCCCTTATCTATATCTATATCTATATCTATATCTCCGTTGCCTTTTGTTGCAGTGGTGTTGCATTGCAACAGTTTTTGTGTCTCTCGATGCTTACGAGATCTACGGGTGCTTGCTGTTTCACTGCCTACCATCTCAGGAACTTGTTCAAGATTGAACTGGTAATTGTCTGATGTTGTCAACAATTTCTTCTTTGTTAAAAACATCAATGTCAATCTGATTGCTTCAGGATCTTCATCAATGATGAGTGATAATTCTTCAGCTAGATCTTCAGCTAATCCTTCAAAATACAATTTCCCTTGTTCAGCAAGACTTGCAAGCATCATCTTCAAATAGATGATTGTGATCTCTTCTCCACCGGGAAGCTTCCTCATCAACTTCATTTCCTTGGAATTGAAGAAGTCATCTTTTAGTTGTAACCAGTAATATCTACGGTTCTCAGTTACCATTCATCAGGCCTCCTTGTTTGCAAATTTTGCATATTCTTTGAGAAAGTATAGCTGGACAGTCCCAAGGCTTCCATGCCTGTTCTTCTCAAGGATGAGTTCTGTCACGTTGTCTGGTTCTTCTTGTTCATCACGCTTGTAGTAAGCTTCTCTGTAAAGAAAAGCAACTATATCAGCATCCTGCTCAATTGATCCAGATTCCCTCAAGTCTGACAGTATAGGTCTCTTATCGTTGCGCTGGTCTACTCCACGAGATAGCTGACTGAGTGCGATGACAGGGACTTTCAATTCTTTGGCGATGATCTTCAATTGTCTTGAGATTTCAGAGACTTCCTGCTGTCTGTTTTCTCTTCCTCTTCCTTCGATCAGTTGAAGATAGTCAATCACAATCAATCCTAAACCGCCATTTTCTTGAGCAAGTCTTTTGGCCTTTGATCTAATTTCTGAAATCCTGATTCCTGCTGTATCATCAATGAAGATCTTCCCTCTTGCCAGTCGTTCCTGTGCTGAAATCATTCTGCGCCATTCGCTCTCAGAGAGATTTCCTGTTCTGACATGATACGATGGAATCAAGCCTTCTGCTGACAGCATACGCTCCACCAAGCTTTCTGCTCCCATCTCAAGTGAAAAGATAGCTACTGCTTTATCCGAATTCTTAGCTACGTTCTGAGCGATGTTCAGAGCAAATGCTGTTTTTCCCATTGCAGGTCTTGCAGCGATAATGATCAAGTTATCTTCATGAAGCCCTGTTGTGATTTGGTCAAAATCAGTGAAGCCTGTTGAAGTTCCTGTCACATCTCCAACTTTCTGAGAGCGTTCATCTAGAATTGACTGTGTTGAGTCAATCACATCAATGATGGTCCTGAATCCTTTTTTCTGCTCATTTGAGATTGTTGACAACTTCTGCTCAGTTTGAGAAAGGATCTCATTCAAGTCTTTCTGGCCATCATAAACGCTTGAAATGCTCTGGCTCAGATCTT